ACTAGCAGGCCACGGAAGACGCCCTTTAATGGCCCGAGGCACAGAGATATTGGGGAAGATGCCAACACCCGAGGAAATCCAGGGAATGAAGCCAACGGTATCTAGCACCTTAATTAATTCCCAGACCCGGACCAATGGCAAAACACACCGACGGCAGCACCACCAACGCGTTCCCGGGGGCGATTCGCATCCCAGCCACCACAACCACACCTGAGCAATCAAACGGCCTTAAAACGACTCACAACGCGATTCTTGGGGTATCAGCTATGGCATACGCTACTACACGAGTCCAACTGAGGGACCAAATCATCGACCGGTGCCTAAAGGTGACGACCGCCGAGGAGCGTGTCTTGATAGCTCGGTTCCTGGTGTTCGGCACCAACCCCGAACTCGTGCCCTCTACCTTGGTGGCGGCGCAGCGGGCCGCGTTGTTAGAATTGGGGTTGACGAGAGAATGATAACTAAGCGTACTGACATGCCCCGCCATGCTCTGCTGAACCCCGATTACTACTACGAAAAGATACTCGGGGTGGAACATTATTATGATAAGCAGCGGGAAATCAACCGCGCCATAGCGACTCAGCCCCGCGTGGCTGTACTCGGTGCCAATGGCTGTATTGGGGGCGAGACTCGGATTGACAATGCTGACACCGGTGAAGCCATCAAGGTGAGCGATATACGTCAACCGATGCCGGTGTGGTCTTACACGCCACAGGGCGTTGTAAGGGCCATGGCGGGTGTCCCATTCATCAAAGGCCATGCAGACCTATACCGCATCAAAACTCGTGATGGACATTCCTTTGTGGCTACCGGGGAGCATCGAGTCTTGACGGGCGGGGGGTGGCAGCAGGTTGACCGTCTAGCCGTTGGTTCCAGAGTGCTTGTGCCGCCTGGCTCATTTTCTGCCGCGTCTCCAAGGAATGACGTTGGCCTTGCCACGCATAGCGGATATTCTGGCTATTATCCTCTAAGAGTTCCAAGTTCTCGGGCCGATTGTCCCCCTTGTCGCTGTTTCGGTGGTGGACCACTTCTTGTGCTTCTAAGTACCGGCCAACCATCTTCTCCATTACGAGCCGGTGTTCCCGCATGTAACCATGATTATCCGCATGAGGATGCTCCGGCAAACGTATCAAGATATAACCATCCTTATCGACGACGCGCCCGCCCTTCCAACTGCCGTTCCGCTCACCCACACCGCCTCGGCGATGGTTGCGCGGGATGTCAGGGTTCCTCTCATAAAAACGCTCTATCGTCTTACGAGTCCAACCCAATAGCTCGCCCAGTTCCTTCTGGGAACAGTGAGCGTGGGCTACAAAGAAATCACGATATTCAGCATCCTTCTGCTGGGTTGCCAACCTTGGGCCTTTCTGAGGATTTGTCATATTGTCCAATCTCTATCCTTAAACGTTGGCCCCATTATACCACCATCACAGCGATTGATTATTTACGGCATGATATCTATTACGATTTGACTGTGCCTGGGAGTCATAATTACTTGGCGGAAGGGATATTCCATCACAACACGGGAAAGGACTGGAACGCTGGCCGGTCGGTCTTGTGGTGGCTCGGGACGCACTACCCAGCCATCGTGGTGGTGCTCGGCCCCACCACCCGCCAGGTGTCGGACATCGTGTTCAAAGAGGCGCGGCTGGCCTACAGCCAATCCAGAGTCCCTTTAGGCGGCACATTCCTCCAGGACACGTCCAGGTGGAAGCTATCGGACAACCATTACGCAATCGGATTCGCTACCGACGATGCATATAACATCCAGGGGTTTCACTCCCCCCACCTATACGTCATCGTGACCGAGGCCCACAACATGCCTCAAGAGCAAATCGAAGCGATTAAGCGGTTGAACCCCGAGTGCATCTTAATGACCGGCAACCCCTTCTGTTCAGCGGGCGAGTTTTACGACGCCTTCAACGCCAACAGTGAACGGTGGGCTACCATCCGTATATCCGCATTCGATACTCCCAATGTCCAGGTCGGCACCGAAATCATCCCTGGCATGGTGAACCTAAGAGATATCGAGGACCACCGGCTGGACTGGGGGGAGGACTCCGCGCTATACGTGGCGTCGGTCTTGGGCGAATTCCCCGACAACCTAGAGGACACCATCGTGGCGCGGTCTGCTATTATGGCGGCAGTCACTCGGAAGCTCCCGCCAGACCCCACCGACACGGTGTTGCTATCCTGCGATGTGGCCCGCTTCGGGACCGACCGGACGGTGGTCTACCGGCGGCAGGGCCACCGGTGCCGGAAGCTCTGGGATGTCCAGGGGCACGATACCCAACAGATAGCGGGGCAGCTAGTCCTCTTGGCTGAAGCGGTGGGCACTTGCAAGCAGCACCGAGCCGAGCTAGTAGAGCCCTTGGTACGGCCCCAGGCGGATTGCGACAAGTGCCGCCCCGACCTATCGGTTGACATTATCGTGGACGAGACTGGTATCGGGGCGGGGGTGGTAGACCGGTTGAACGAACAGGACATCAGGGGCGGTAATGCCTCGGTGTCGGGGTTCAACGGCGGTGAGAAAGCCGACGCCAATGATAGGTATATCAACGCCATCGGGGAAGCTTGGCTGGAACTCGGCAAGGCTTTCAAAAATGGGATGATTGACATCGATGACAACCCCGCTTTAATCGCCCAGCTATCATCGCGGCGGTATAAGATACAAGGTGACCGCCGGTTGGCCCTGGAAACCAAGGCGGACTACAAGAAACGCTCCCATAGGAGTCCAGACGATGCGGACGCTCTCGCGATGGCTTACTCTCCCTTGGTTGGTGCCCCAGCGTTACGGTTCTTTAACCCCTAGACGCCAGGCCCAGACCGTAGAGGCCCTGGGCTTGGCGTTCATCGTGGCGGCCATTTTTTGGTTGTCGATACCGGCGGGGCTGGCGGTATTAGGCGCAGGCGTCGTGGTGGTGGCTCAGTTCATGCGACGGGCGTGATAATCGTGGTCAAGAGGTTTTAGCTTATGACGATGCTCCAACGAATCGCTGACGCTGTACTCACCAAGGCCCACAACCAAGAACGTATGCCCCAGGTGGTCCCAAGCGGAGTTAATAGCTCAGGCATTGGTGGGTTATCTGGTGGTAGTCAGACCGCTCAGATGACCACATATTCCACGGTTAGTTCCGTATTCGCAGCGGTAAGTAAGATTTCCGAGGCTGTGGCGTCTGTCGAGTGGCACCTGTACCGGGGCCCTGGCACGAGCAACGAAGTGGTCCAACATGACGCCTTGACCCTCTGGAATTCCGCCAACCCATTTGAGACTCGCCAAAATTTCTTGGAAACATCTCAGCAGCACTTTGAGCTAACAGGGGAAATGTGGTGGGTAATCATCCGGGGCGCGAGTGGGAAGCCCGCGGAAATATGGGCCATCCGGCCCGACCGTATGCAACCCATAAAGAGCCACGACGAATTCCTGACCGGTTACGTTTATACCATCGGCAGCGAGAAGATACCCATTGACCGCGAGGACGTGATATTGACGCGGCACCCCAATCCTTTAGACCCCTATCGTGGCATGGGGCCGATCCAATCCCTGCTACTAGACCTCGGCTCTGAGGTGGAAGCGGCCAACTTCAACCGCGCCTTTTTCCGCAACGATGCCACGCCAGGTGGGATAATCCAGGCTGAGCGTAGCATGAGCAAGCCAGACTTTGACCGAATGGTACAACGGTGGCAGGAATTCCACCAAGGTACGAGCAACGCGGGCCGTATAGGGTTCTTGGAAAAGGCCACATTCCAGGAGCGGAAGTACACCCAGCGTGATATGCAATACGTCCAACTCCGCGATAGGGTGCGGGACCAAGTACTAGCGGCCTACGGCGTCCCCCTGCCCATGCTGGGAGTGATGGAAGCTCCGAGCCGGGCCAACGCGCAAGCATCGGAGTACATATTCGCACGTTGGACGATACAACCCAGGTTGGCGCGAATACGCGAATCACTCAATCACAAACTGCTGCCCTTATACCGAGAGCGTGGCTTACACTTCGAGTTCGCCGACCCGACGCCTAATCACCGTGAGCTAGACCTTGAGGAGGCAACTAAGGGATACGACTCGGGGATTTTAACTCAGGACGAAGCGCGGGGCCTCTTAGGGCGTGAACCGATAGACGGTGGCGACTCCTTCAAGCCAGCAGGGGCCGAGCCGTTCATGGCGTTATCAGCGCGTAAGCAATACGCTCTGGGCGGAATTACTAAACAACTAACCCCCATCGAAATCGCAGAACGGGCCATGCTCTTGGCCTGGACGCGGCGGCTGGAGGCCGAGCGGGAGGGGCTGGTGGCGTTCCTGGAGGAGAACCTCGGGAAACAAACCTCGCCTATTGTCCTGAGTGTATCCTCGCAATTGCGTACCAAAATAGAGCTAACCGATGTCCAGGGCTACAACTGGGATTGGTGGGTCAAGTACGGGGCGGAAGTCACCGAGGAATTACAGGCCGCAATCCGCATAGCCATGGTGAACGAATTCCCCCAGATGGCAGCGACGGCGGACCAACTAGCGGCCACCTACGCGGAACGTCGAGGGGCGCGGTTGCTGCGGATAGACGGGGACTTGAACTTGGTCAACGCCGTCCAGAACCGCGTCAATACTCTGGTGGCCCGCACCATCGAAAACGGGGAGAGCTTGCAGACCCTACAAGCTAATCTCCGTAAGGACATAGCGTTTAGCCCCGAGAGGGCCAGGGTGATAGCCCGCACCGAGACGGCCACGGCCCAAGGCCAGGGGGCGAAGGAAGCGGCCAACCAGCAGGACTTAAATCAGAAGCGGTGGATAACCCAGGCTGATGAATTGGTGTCTGACGAGTGTCTCGCCAATGCCAGCGAGGGTTGGATAAGCATCGTTGACCCGTTTAGCAGCGGGGTGGACACGATACCCCAACACCCAAACTGCCGGTGTAATGTACGCTATCGGCGGTTTGACCCCGAGGAAAAGGGCCTGAGCGTTGTGCGGGCTGTTGATTGGCTTTGCCCCACCTGCCGTAAGGCAGACACCGTAGTCCCCAACCGCGACGGGCCTGGGCTCTTTTGCCGACGGTGCGCCAAGGTACTTGTATGACCTACTTGACACCCTACAATATGTGGTGCTAAGTTGTAATCCTTCCTCTACAGTGATCCCGATCATGGTACCTCCAGAACGTGGCTCCTCGGCGGGTTGGGCGCTTGCCGGGGAGTCATTAAAAACTGAATAAGTAGACCCGCCAAGAGCGGCCCGTAGAACCAAGGGTTCACTCTCACGATACCGGACGTGGGGAGTGGACCCTTTTTTGTTGTCTGAGAGTGGAGCATGGTCTACCAAATCAATAATACTAGTTACAAATCGCGGCAACCATTTGATGACCACGACGGCAAAGGGTCCGGTGGATGGGTGTGTAAATGACTACTACTACGCGAAATCTAGCGCGGTTGGATAAGATTACCCGAGGCGAGACTAAGGTCTTGGATGGCCCCACAGGGCGCATATCCGCCGTAGTGTCCACCGAGGCTAAAGACCGCGATGGGGACATAGCCCGCGTAGAGGGCTGGCAGCTAGACAACTTTATGAAGTTGCCCCAGATGATTGACTCCCACCGTTACGCCACCATAGAGGCCGTCATAGGCCGTTGGGACGTGATGGAAGTGCGGGGCAAGTCTCTAGTGGGTGAGGGCACCTACTTTATTGACAGCCCCAACCCGAGGGTAGCAGACCTAGCCCGACACGCCATGTACTTAGCCAAGAACGGCCTAGGGGCTTTTAGCGTCGGGTTTATCCCCGATATGTCTAAGGCCAAGGAATTGCCAGGCAGCGATAGCTTTTTCCCGAGCTTTGAATTCAAGGGTCAAGAACTCTTGGAAGTGAGCCAAGTGTCGGTCCCCGCCAACCCCGAAGCACTCCAACGCATGAAGGGTGTACACCCTGAGATAGACAACATCGTGGACGCCATGTTGGACACCATGCCACAGCAAGGCGACGCCGAAGATGGGCTCGCAAGCATATGCTTGTACCTTTCCAGCCTTGGCATGGACGGCGATTTGATTACCAAGATTGTAGAGGACAAGCGCATATCCATCATCATCGACGTGGACGACGCGCCGTTGTCTGATCCCACCGTTGATGCCGTGATGGACGCGGTAGGAGCACAACTCGACACCAATGACATTAGCAATCCAGGCAAGGCAATACGTGAAGGACTAAGGGAGGCTTTACATGGCTAAGACTATAGAGCTTACGGTACCCGACAACGCGGACGATCTGGAGGAGGTACTGAACAACGAGGACAAAGTCAGAGCGTTGATGCTGAACCCCGACGGCTTAAAATCATTCATTACCGAGTACGCTAATGAGGTTTACAGCCACGACCCAGACATGATTGGGCAGGCGCGGGATGCTGTCACAGATGGCCTCAAAGGGTTCATGGAGCGAGAGGGGTTCACCGGGTCCGACACTCCCAACGCTGCGAACCTCAAGCGGCTCCCGATGGACACCGCGACGGCAGGGCGCATGGCTAAAGACGGCGGGGCCGACTTGCCTTGGTTCCGTGGTATGACCATAGCCCAGAAACACGCTGCCATATCCGCCTATGAACCCGAGGCCGTGGGTGCTGCGATTGACGGTATATTCGAGCGTGTGGGCAGTTATTACCAGAACGTCGCGGCGGTGGCTGACGCTTATTGGTTCAGCCAAGGATTGAAGGGACTCACCGAAGCCAGGGTGAAAGTCCTGAACGAAAGCCAGGGTGACCAGGGTGGGTTCCTAGTCCCCGAGGAATTCAGGGTGCAATTGTTAGCCCTGGCCCTAGAGAGTGCCTTGGTGCGGCCTCGGGCGATGATAATCCCCATGACGGGGCTGACTGTCCGCATCCCGGCCATACGTGACACCACTCACGCCTCCACGGTGTTCGGTGGTATCCAGGCTTATTGGACTCCTGAGTCCGGCACGTTCACCCAGACTGAGCCGACCTTCGGTCAAGTGCGGTTAGACGCTGGTAAGTTGATGGGCGGCACCCGTGTCACCAATGAGCTAATCCGCGACAGCGTGATATCACTAGAAGCCATCCTGAACCGGCTATTCGCACAAGCGATCGCGTACTTCGAGGACGACGCATTTATTAACGGCGTCGGCGCGGGCCAACCCATCGGCATCTTGAACGCCGATGCGATGGTGACAGTCTCGAAGGAAACCGGCCAGGCCGCCACCACTATCGTATGGGAGAACATCGTGAAGATGTACTCGCGGATGCTCCCATCTTCGTTGGGCAACTCCATTTGGTACGGCCACAATGACATCTTCCCCCAACTCGCCACCATGTCGCTGAACGTCGGCACCGGTGGTTCCGCTATCTGGATTAACCAAGGTGTGAGCGGGCCTCCGGCTACCATCTTGGGGCGTCCACTTTTCCTGACCGAGAAGGCCCAGACCCTTGGGACGGCTGGGGACTTGGTGCTGGTGGACCCGAGTTATTATCTGATTGGCGACCGGCAAAACCTGGAAGTCGCCAGTTCCATGCACACCCGGTTTAACACCGACGAAACCGAGTGGCGGTTCATCGAGCGTTTGACCGGCAAACCTTGGATTGACAGCGCGTTGACTCCCAGGAACGGCTCAAACACTGTGAGCCCATTCGTGAACTTGGCAACACGTAGTTAATCAACCCATCCTAGTAGGGGCGTCGTAAGAGATGCACTCAAACAATAGGAGCGTAAGGAAATGAGCCAAAGACTATCGGAACATGCAAGCGTATCTATGGCCAGCCCCAGCGCCGTGGACATTGGGGGCACCAACAACCCGACTGCCTACGTGAGCATGAAAGCGTATGCCAGGGTCAACCTCTACAACGAACTGGGCACCTGGGATAGTTCGGATGACCTGGACGAGTGCCGGTTGCAACAGGCCACCGATACTTCTGGCAGTTCGGTCAAGGACTTAACCTCCGACGCCAGTGGCGGGAATTACGATACCGACAACCCCGTCGATGCCGACGGTGATTTCGTGATTATCGAGGCGCGTGGTGAGGACTTGGATTTGGACGCCAGCACGCCCTTTGACGTTGTGAGGGGTTACGTGGCTGAGGGTGGGAATACTGGTCAAGACGATTGCGCCTGCAACCTAACCCGCTACGGCTACGGCTACCCCCAGAAGGAACTCCAAGGGGCGGCGGTGACGGGGAGCAAAGTCTACGTGGACACCGGTACCTAAACCAAGATGCTGGAACTGGTAATACACCCCCAGGGCAACAAGCGGGAAGTCCCGCCGGACGTACCTATTGGGTACTGGCTAGATGAAATGCGCGAGCTAGCTAGTCGCTCTGACCGTGATGAACTGCTGGCCGAGTTAGCTTGGACTCATCCTGTCATGGAATACCTAGAGCCTGCGTTACTCGTGAGGTTCAAAGTTCAGGCATTAGTCTGGCGGCAGCACACAGGAGCCTTTCCCGAGGAAGTGGCCTACTGGTGGCCCGTCCGGTTGGGACGGCGGCGGGGCCAAGTGCCCCACATGGTCAAAGTCGCGGAAGCTATAATCGACACGGAGGGGACCCTCCACTGTGGGTTCTGCGAGGCGCGTTGGAGCGCGCACCACGATGGGAGTCCCTACGGCATCAGGTGTAAATTGTGCGATCGTCTATGGACGGTGGTGTTAGACGAAAGGAGGATAGGCTAGTGGCACAAGTACTAATCGAGGAAAACGGCCTTCAATGGACGGCCAGGTGTCCGAACTGTTCTGACCATTTCTTAATTACTGAGGAACAAGAGCGGGACGGGAAGCAAATCGCGGTACCCAATACCAGCAAGGCACCCAATGTGTGTCCAAGGTGCAAATGCCCCATGGACCCTGCCAAGTCGCGGCAATTCGCCGACAAGCGGGCAGTAGCGGACGCCCTGCCGGGCCAGTCCCCGATCATCCGGGAAGTCACGGTGATGGAGCCGACGCAGGATAGCGTCGGGCCAGATGATGACGACGATGACGATGATGACGAAGACGAATAAACAGCCCCGGAGAACGCGTGGGAAGGGTCGTCCAATCAAGGGTTGGGACAAGATTATTAAAGGCCCGCAGACCGTCCAAAAAGTATACAAACAACCAATAACTGGCAACACAGGTTAGAACCCTAAAGCTAGGAGAAGTCAACATGTGGACACTATTGAAGACCCCATATCTCAGAGGCAACCCGCTGGTTATCGCCCTGGTGGTAGCCTTCGCGCTTGTAGATCAAGTGCGGGGGTGGCTGGACATCAACCTTGGTCGGTTCCCGGTATGGTTCAAGCGGTTTTATATCGGCATGGTGTTCTACCAGTTCGGCGCGATTGCCGACCCAGAGTGGCGGACGGCCAGACGGCCTGCGCTCCACATGTGGTTATATGGGATAGTGCGGCGGGTTTACTATGAGCAGCGCGTCTCCTATCTACGGTGGCAACGGTGGGGCAATTGGCAATACCTCCCCATCGCTGGCGGTGTTACCCGCTCGGCCCCTATGTCCCCGCTATTTTACAGGCAGCAGCCGGGTGGCTTTCCGTTTGTATCCGACGGGTCTAAATATTCGGGCAACATTTTCTTCGTGGACGATGGGACTGACACGGGCGGCACCACCGCTGGCTTCGGCCAGCATCCCGACAGGGCCGTGACCGATATAGACGCCGCCTATGACCTATGTACGGCTTCTCAGGGCGACACGCTTATAGTGCTCACCGGACACGCGGAAACTATAACCAACTCTGACCGCATCACTATGGACGTGGCGGGGGTTGACATACAGGGGCTGGGCCGTGAGTTAGCTAAGCCCACTGTCACTTTTGGCACTGACACCACGGCCGATGTCGTGATTAGCGGGGCGAGTAACTACCTAGGCAATCTCCGATTTGTGTCGGATGTTGACTCCCTAGTCAACTTCCTCGATGTGGGAGTTGGCAACCTCGTGGTTGAGGATTGCGATTTTGTCACTAGTTCTGCGAAAGAGGCTGTGTGCTTCGTTGACATAGCCACGACGTTTGACAACTTCACATTCCGCCGTTGCACGTTCTTGCAGCCTACGGACCCCGCAGGCACAGACGGCAATGCTGGTACTGGTTGCATCTTTTGGGTGGACAGCGAGAATATCTTGGTGGAGGATTGCCGTTTTTATGGCAACTTCGAGACGGCGGTGTTCCATAATCGCACCACTGCGGGAAAAAACCTGTGGGTGTTGAACTGTCATGGCATTCAGAATCTTTCTGGTGCCGAGCCATTCCAGTTAGTGGACGGTCAGACCGGTGCTATGGTAGGTGGTGGCTTCGTCACCCCAGCAGAGACGGCGGTCACTGAAGCCACATTAGTAGGAACTCTCGGGGCTGGGTTTTTCGTATTGCCACCGGGTAATTTTGGAAATGACGGTGGAGCCGGTGGACAGGGCGGCATCATCATAGCTACGCCGAGCTAGGAGTATCCACTGTGGTACAAAAAGATAGAAATGTCATCGGGCAGCAAATCGTGGTAACTGTCGCCAAAACCCGACCCTCTAACACCACCGCGTATTCTGCTGGTGACGTAATCTCCGAAAATGCTTCCAGTGGAACCGCCTGGACCTTTGATGCCGTCGTTCATACCAACGGGGGTAGCGGTCGTATTGTCCGGGCCGCTTTCCTGGATGATGACACAGCCCATACTAATCAAGTCGCTTTGTTATTGTTCAGCGTGACTCCTACGAGTGCGCTAAATGACAACGGTGCCAATACCGCGCCGATCCTCGCGGACAGCGACAACTTTATCGGGTCAATTGATTTTGACGCGTCGAAAGACTTTGGCACAGGATTTTCTTTTGCGGTCGCCACTGAAGGCAACAGCAAATTGCCAATGCCGTTTAGATGCGAGGAGGGCGATGACGCCATTTATGGCATCCTTGTAGCTGTTGACGCCCTAACTCCGACATCGGGCGAGGTGTTCCGCATCAATCTGGATATTGAGCAGGATTAGATGTCCTGGGCGCAACTACTCAACATAGTTCGCGAGAACCGTGGGGACGCAGCGAGGGTGCAACAAGACCCCCCCGTGGCGTGCCCCATCGATGGAGCTATCCTCGTTATTCGCGCTGATGGTATTCGGAATTGCCCTATTGGGAATTATCGTTGGCCCCGGTGAACCTAACAATTTAAACCGTTATAGCAAGACCGTAGCTATTATGCAGCTTAGAAAGCAGGGGTTGTAATGGCAAATTGGCTTTGCTCTCGCGAGTCCGTTAAACGAGCTCTCGGCATCAATGGTATCGCCCGCGATAGGTTTATCGATGAGGCGATAGAGTCCATGAGCCGGAGTATCGAGCGATGGTGTCGCGGGCGCATATTCATTCCACAGACTCAGACCCGCGATTACCGCTGGCCCCCACGCCAGTCCTCAAAGGGTGGCACCCTCTGGCTGGATTTCGACTTGTTGTCGGTGACTACGCTCAAATCCGAGGCGCAGAATACCAGCCCCACCACCATAGCCGCTACCGACTACTTTACGGAGCCGACCAATGAAGGCCCGCCTTATGACCGGATAGAGATAGACGCTTCTAGCTCTGCGGTTTTCGCTTCAGGGGACACGCCACAGCGTTCGATATCTGTGGCGGGCTCCTGGGGTTACTCCAACAACACGCGCTCGGTGGGTACCGTGTCTTCGGGTTTGGCTTCTAGTGCAACAGACACTGAATTCGTTTGCTCCGATGGTTCCGTGATAGATGTGGGCGACACGCTCTTAATCGAGAGTGAGCAACTATTCGTGAGTGAGAGAGACTTCGCTGCCCTCGGGTCCGTACTGGTGAACGATGCGGGGATTACCGCTAGTCAAGCGGACAATACCATTACGCTGGACGCTAGCCATGGTGTTGTGGCGGGTGAGGTTATCCGGTTGGATTCGGAACAACTCTATGTGGAAATGGTAGACACCAACCTCTTGACGGTAATTAGGGCCTACAACGGCACTCTGCTGGCTACACACGCCGATAATACAGCAGTCCATATAAACCGCACCTTGACAGTGGAAAGGGCCATAAATGGCACCACAGGGGCAACCCACGCGGATACTACGGCGATGTCCAAGTACGAGCCAGAGTACAACATAGTGGCGTGGTGCCGACGTGAGGTAATCGCTCAATTGCTGCAGGAGAAGGCGGGTTGGGCGCGGGAGATAAACAGTGGGGAGGCGGCTAGAGAATTCCAGGGTGTGGACATTGAAAAGCGGCGGATCATGGATATAGATCATTACCAGCCCCTGAGGATGGGGGCAATATGACGATGCCGCAGGAAATGCAGGAACACGGTAACGACATGGCTATCACGGTGCTCTCGGAGCTACTACGCGGGTTAGAGTATGGGGACATGGAGTTGGAGTCTTTGGCTCAGATGCGGGGCTACGTCGAGACTACGACACCCGAAGCGGCAGCGCGGGACTTCGCGGCGACGGGGACTATGACTTACGTCGTCCAGGTACGCCCAACCAACGCACCGAAGTTTGCCCAGAGGCCGGTGGTCTAGATGGTGACGCTCCGGGTAGACGTGCGAACTAAAAGCAAGCTATTCGCTGCCCGAGTGCCGGGTATCAATCGGATCGCTGGCGAGGTAGTCCGAGAGCTAATCAAGTTGGGCTTAGACCGTTTAGATGAAATCCTACGGCCTCGCCCCGCAGGGGTTTATTTGTCGGTTAGTCAGGCAGGACGTAATAAGGCAAGCACCGGACACTTTAGGCGCAGTGTGAACGCAGTCCATAGCAAATCGGCTAGTCGTATACAGTCCAATGTTATTTATGGCCCGTGGTTGGAGGGGGTATCAAGCAGGAATCAGGCCACGCGGTTTAGGGGCTATTCAATGTTCCGCAAGACAGGACAAGAAATTGAGAAAATGGCTAGCCCCTTGTTGGAGAAGCGGGTCAACAAGTTCATACGGAGCTTGGGATAATGGCCTTTTTGATCAGGGACACGATGGGCGTGATTCGAGACGAGCTCTTGAAGGTCCACTACTTCTCCAGGGTGGAGTTGGGCGAACCGAAGTCTGCGCCGGTGGACGCTGGGATAGTGGTTTACTTTTGGATGGAGTCGATACAGGTGGTGGCTTTAACGCTGGATAAGACCATTGAGGTCTATACGCTTACTGTGCGGGTCCACTCGGGGTTATTCCAAGAGCCGGTGGCGGACATCGAAACCGACATGCAAGAGGCGGTGAGCAAGGCAGATGAGGCGTTATTCGCCAACTTTACGTTAGACAACAAGGTACGCCACATTGACGTTGCAGGGATTTATGGTACGGGCTACCGAGTGGATTGGGGTCACGCGGACATCGGTGGGACGCTCTACCGTGTGGCGGACATCACTCTCCCGTTGTTGGTCGATGATTCAGCAGCATTGGCAGCATAAGGGACGTGAAATACGCAAAACTATTGGCGGTGAACATGATACTGGCCATAGCCTGGGTGAGTGAATGGACTTTATTCCCTTTGGTTGTGCGCTGGGCAAAAAAGGAAAAGGATAGTGATGGCGAATAAAAAGGCTGGCTCCCGAAAGCTCATTGTTTGCAACCCCCATGCTATACCCGATGGTATACCGTTGATGGAGTATGCCGACGGAGAGCAATTCTTTGACGGAGATGAATTCACGGTCCGTCCGGGGACCACTGAGGCGATGATTGATAGACGCATCGCACAGGGTTACTTGAAGGAGGTGTCCCATGGCTAAGCGGTCGGGCTTGGGGATGGAATTTTACTTAGGGGGATATGATCTAAGCGGCGATGTTGCGGCATTGGATAACATCTCTGGGCCGCGGTCGACCTTTGATGTACACGGCATCAATAGGTCAGCAGTGGAGCGGGTGTTGGGTAGAGCGGATGCAGAGATTGACTTCTCGGTGTTTTTTAACGATGCCGCTGGGCAAGAACACCTGGCCCTCCGTAGTCTACCCACTACCGACCGTGTAGTCTTGGCGAATATTAGCTCCACATTAGGGGACCCGTCTGTATTTATGAACGCCAAACAGATTAATTACGATTGGAATAGAGGGGCAGACGGGTCATTGATGGGAACGGTGCAATGCTCGGGGAATAATGCGCCCTTGGAATGGGGGACATTATTGTTACCCGCAGCCACGATATCATCGGCGGGCAACTCGGCATCGGAAAATAACGGCGGAGCTAGTTCTTACGGTCTATCAGCCGTGATCCATTGTACGGCGTTTAGCGGCAGTAATTACACCGCCACTATCCAGCAAAGTTCGGATGATGGCAGTAGTGATGCCTTTGCCACATTGAAAGCATTCACCCAGATTACTGCAGTCAATGCATCTGAGCGGGTAACTGTGACTGGGGCTGTCGAACAGTATCTTAGAGTCAATCACGCCGGTTCATTCTCCAGCGTTGATGTTGTAATCGCCACCCGCCGGGGCGTGGCCAATGACGTGGAATTGACAGCATAATGGTGGATAGGCATGTAGGGCCAGGCTTGTTGATTAAATACCCCCTACCCCACAACCGCATATTTCGGGTAAACCGAGGCCGTCGGGAACGGACTAGTAGAGGTGGGTTTATTTTTGTGAAGGATGCGAGGTGGTTTGAGTCTGCGGATTGTAGGGCTGTCGATTGTGAAGCCTATGCCCAGGGGTGGACTACGATGGTAGACACTAGCAGTGAACTGGGACAGAGGCAGGCCCATTATATCCGCAAGGATTCGGGAAGGCATTTCACCGAACAGAGACAGGGGCCGGAAGAAATTGTGGTGTTTCAGTTTTACCCCGAGCAAAAGTGTTTTGGAGATCACACGCGCCCCATTGAGCGAGACCCGAGGTTCATTCTGCGGGGCCGGGACCATTCAACGGAAGTCGATTACGACGAATTCTTTGACACATTTAACGAAACCACGGAGCAAATTAGGCAAAGTAACAGGGAGGTATAAATCATGGCGAAAGAAAGCGGCTTAGGATGGAGTACGGCATCAAGGGATGATAGCGGGGGAACTTTACGGGCGTTGGTGAATGACGTCACCAACGTAGATTTTGCGACTCCACGGAATACCCAGGATATCACTGGCATGGACAAATCGGCTATGGAGCGGCTGTTATTGTTGGGCGATTATTCGAGCACCTGGACTATCGTTTTTAACGACGGGTCTAACGCGATGCACGATGTCCACAAGACGGTATGCTCGGCAGACGTGCTGCGTAGTGAGTCCCTGGTTATCAGTGGTCAGACCCTCAACAACGAAGTGGCATTAACCGACTATGCAATCAATCGCGCTGCTACCGGCGAATTAGTGGCTTCGTGCCCTGCGGTTTTGTCCAGTGGGACAGACCCCACTTGGAGTTAAACCATGTCGGCTAAAAACGGGGCTTTCCCAAAATACAAGAGCCGGTTTAAGCTAGAGGCTAAGACGGCCCACATCACACTGGACGCCAGCACTGGTTATCCTGGGTTGGAAATGGAAGCGCGGCTGGAAATCAGCATTGACGAATTCTTGCATTTCCGGACGGGTATTGGTGCGGACGTAGACGTTGACTCGGACCAATTGGTGGCCTTGGTCCTGATGTTCGGCGACAAGATGTTGATGGGGTGGAATCTCGACGATGAACATGGGAAACCAGTGCCATCATCTGGCGCCGAATTGTCCAAGCTCCCGATGGCGTTGTCGATGCAGATTATCAAGTCCTGGCTGGACGCTATAGCGGACGTACCCGCCCCTTTAGACAACGGGTCGAACTATGGCAACGGTTCGGGGATGGAGTCGCCCGAGATGGAAGCGTCATTGGCAAGCCTGCCGAACTCGATAGGGCCGAAATAATTGATGGGCTGTGTCGCAGATATAGTTGCCTACCCTCCGAGCTATTGGCTGAGGACGCCAGTCTCTTGTTCCCTATGGTTGTGTTGGTGGGTCTGGGTAAGGACATGGAGAACCAGTAGTGGCTAATGAAGTCCAAATAATAATCAGTGGAACCAGTGCTGGGGCTGACAAGGCGTTTAAGGGTGTCCAGAGTTCCTTCGCCAAGCTCCGGGCTGGCATCATGGGTCATAGCAAGGCCATAGGGCTGGGCATGACGGCTATGGGCGGTGCTATAGTCGGTAGTTTGGGTTTAGCCTTGAAGTCCTACCAGCAACAGGAAATCGGCATCAACCGACTAGACCTAGCCTTGCGGAACGTAGGGGTCAGTTACGCGGGGCAAAAGGCGGAGATAGAAGCGGTAATCGAAGCCCAGCAGCGCAAGACCAACTTTGGGGATGAAGCCCAAAGGGACGCGCTACAAAAGCTGGTTACTATAGGTGGCAAGTGGGAAGGAACACTGGACGCCTTGCGTGTCACCACGGACGTGGCAGCTGGCGCTAGCATAGACCTGAACGCCGCTGCCCTGTTGGTGGGTAAGGCGATAGCCGGTGAGACGTCGAGCCTGTCGCGGTACGGCATAATATTGGAGAAGGGGGCCACCCAAACTGAAATAATGGCGGCGTTGACCAAGCAGTTCGGTGGTGCGGCTGAGGCAGCGGCGGACCCACTCACTCAGCTTAAAAACCGTATGGGCGATGTATTCCAAAGTCTTGTTGCGGAATTGATGCCTGCGATTAACAAGGCGGCGACGGTCATTGAGAAGATAGCGCGTAGGATAATCGAATTCACCGAGGCCCATCCCGAATTGGTGAAATGGTTGGGGGTGGCGGCTGGTGCGATTGGTGGATTGATGCTAGTACTGGGCCCGCTTTTGATTGCGTTACCAGCTATAGCAGCGGGGTTTGGGGTACTGGGCGGTGCAATCACTGTAGCCACCGGGCCAGTGGGCCTCATAGTGGTCGCGATTGCTGGACTCATAGCCATGGCCACCAAGATGGGAGCGGATTGGGGCAAGATATGGGATACGGTCAAAGTTGCGATACAGGGCGCAGGACGAGTAATCACCAATGCTATCGATGGGATTAAAGGGGCCTTGTCGTTTCTGCCGGGCCTACCTGGATTATGGGACGATGCCACGAGTGCGGTTGAGAGGCAACGCACGGCAGTACAAAACCTCACGTCGGACATGGATGGGCTAAGCGTAGCTAAGCTACAATCTCGGCTCATTGAACTTAATAAGTTAGAAGATGAAGCTGTCCAACGATTGAAGGATTTGGATATAACGGGGATTCGCGATGCTGTGCGGGAAGCGGGGCGCATGGTCTTCCCAGCTATTTTCAAAGGGCCCGAGTTTAGTCGGGAGGAAATACTTGCGGACTTGCGCCGTGTGAAGGACGCACAATCCAAAAACCAAGAACAACTAAAAAGTCTGGAACAAGCAACGATACAAGAGACAATAGCAACCGAAAATCTTACCCGTGTCCTAGCATTGGCAGAGGGTGGCCTCCGCGATTGGGCTAACGCCTACTTCGATGCTGCGTCGGTCGTTGTGGAATCAGCCACGGCCATGACCACTAGTACACAACAAGCCGTTGGCACTATCAGTGACGAATTAGCGGAATTACAGGCAGCGGAGGACTCCTTTGCTCAGCATGTCTCTGGGG